ATTCGCGTCCCATGCAAATGTTATGTCTGCCATGTGGTTCCTTGTTCCGCGATCCGGCGCCGTTCCCTCTCGCAATCTCCACACCACAGATTATATGTCCCATCCCGGTTCATCAGCATGGGACCCCCGCAGTGATGGCACGGCATGTGTCACCTCTACGCGGGAATCCGCGCCTTCAGTTCGGCCAACACGCGGCGGGCGGCCCCAAGCTCCTCCTTGGCTTCTTTGAGGCTCCCCCGAGCTTCTGCGTCCTCTTTCGCCATACGGTCTCTCGCTTCGCGTAGCTGCTGGAGACCTGCTTCAATAGACTGACGTTCGCGGTCAGCTCGCTCACGAAGTTCGGCCGTCTTGCCGTCCAGAGCGACCTGTATTTCCGCAGATCGTTTTTCCAATTCTGTCTCTTTTGCGGCGAGTTGTGGCCCCAGCGTTTCCAGCCGACCTTGCGCTTCGTGGATCTGTTTGTTCATACCCTTGAGTTTCTTTTCCGCCTCTGCCAAAGCGCGTTCCCCTTCTTCTTTTGCCGCAAAGATTTGTTCTGCTTCAGCCAAGGTGTGCTGGATTTGTTCAACTGCACGTCGCAATTCGGATAGTTTGCTCATATTTACCCTACCCCCTTCCTGCGTGTCCCTAAACCGATACAGACTAGGCACAAAATCGCTACTGCGGGTATCTGGAATGGGAACATGCCCGCAGCATCTACGGCAATGGCGATCATCGCCGGACCCCACGGATCGACCAAGAACGCCTTGCGGTGCGTGTAGAGCCACATGACGACGATCGCTGCCGCAACTATCCCGCCCTCGAAAAGGATCTGCACATACTCATTATGCGCTTGGAGCCACAGTTCGGCATGACCCGGTGCGCTCTCCCAATGAAACAGTCCGCGCATCCACGCGCCCGGCCCGTACCCAAAGAATGGACGCTTCGCCCACTGATGGAGAGCCGTGCCCCAAAACGCGATGCGTGAGGCCGTCGAAGATGTGTCGAAGCCTCGCAGGAGCGCCACGCCAGCCAAACCCAATCCGACCAGTGGGACAGACACCCTCCACTGCCGCCGAAACCGGATGAGCAGACACGCCGCTGCGGCAACACCGGCGACCGCGGACTTGGCAAGCACGATGCCGAGACCCCACAGCGGTAAAAGCACTACGGGAACAACCGCGCTCGAGATGGCGAGATACGCGCCCAAGTAATTCGAGTTGCCGAGCGTGCCATGAACGAGCGAGCCGTTCGGACTGGGCGATAAGCCGAACCACAGCGGGTCGTAACCGTACACCTGGAATATCGCCTGGCCGATCTGCACGAGACCGACCACGATGATCGTCATGCGTATCGGTGTGTCCGCCCATGTCGGCGCCTGTTGGCACGCTGCGATAACCGCCACGGCCAGCACGATCAGGACGACCATCACAAAGCCGTAGTCTTTCGGTTCGAGTGCCCATCGCATCACCATGTAGACGGCAAACAGCATCAACCATCGGTCACGCCACCCCGTACTTGCCGCCACCAGGACCAGCCCGCCAGCGAGGAATAATAGGATCGGCGGGACCGCCTGCAGACTCAACGGGATCCCCGCTACGAGCAAGAAGGCGACTGACCAGGCGAACCACACTACAAATCCGTGCGGCTAAAGTTCACTTGGATGCCGTAGATCCGATATTGCCCACTAACCGCCACCTCCGCTTGCCACCCTATATTCAAAGCTGTGTTGGCCGCAGACGGGATGTACGCAGGTGTGCCCAAGGCGACAGTATGCAGGTACGGCGTGGCTATACCGCCCGACGTGACCCCCAAGGTAGTCGATTCGGCTAACTCCGAGCCAATGGTATTGGCTACGCCGGACGCATAAGTCACCGTGGCAATCTGACCGAAGGTGTGGGCAGTCAGGTCCGTGCCGATGGCGTAGCTGATGGCAATGCTGTTGATCTGGATGCCCTTGCTCGATGTGGTGCGCTGGAGCCACGAGTCGAGCGAGCAGTTCACATTGACCGTCCCGCCGCCCCCCGCCGTCGTGGCCAACGCCCAATCGTTCGTGGCAATCCGCGTCGGTATCAGACTCGTGTTATCGACGGCGCAATAGTTGAGGGCCGGCAGGAAGGTGCTGCCATCCGTCCGCTCAGGATCGAGGTTTCCCAAATGGTTGGCATCGCGGGCGTAAATCAGATCGCCAGCGTTGAGGCCACCCAAGCTAGGCACAGGAAAGTTCCAGGTGTTGTCGGCGGCGACGAGCACGGACGCGGAGATCAGCACCGCACCGATACCAAATACCAATCGTTTCAGCATGTGAACCCTCCATCAGGCCCGAGGGCGTGAGAGCCCCCGGGCCGTCAGCGTTGTCTGCGTTATGGCCGAGCGATGGTCAGGTAGCCGATCAGCGTGTCGGCGTCGGGGAAAGTATCGACATCGATGGTGGCGTAGATGTCCACGCCGTCCAGCGTCTCGAACTTGTAGGCCTCCCCGCCATTGCCGCCCGTGCCGAAGTCTGATCCCATCGCCGCACCCCCCGCGCTCGATACATCGACTGCATCGTCGAAGGCATTGACCGAAAGGGCGACGGCGGCAAGCGCGATCGTGGTGTGCGCCGCGTAGCCAATGTCCATCGTGCGAGAGGACCCCAGCGCGGTCCACCGGATCCGCGACTCGAATGGGTAGAAATACACGACCCCTGCCGGGAGCCGGCGTAGTGTCGCCGTGCTGCCGGCCGCCCCGGCCGTGGACTGTGTGAAGGTGAAGTGCATCGTCTCCTTCTTCAGGACCGAGATGGCGATGTTTTGAATGCTCGGCGCCTGAAACTCGGCTGCGTACTCTGTGCTGTACTGGGTTGTCATAGGGTTAGCCTCCTTGCGCTAACTCATCAGGTGAAGGTTAGCTCGCAACGTATTGAATCTCGACGATCCGCTCTCCGTCCCGCCGCACCGCACCCGTCATCATTTCGGCGTAGACCTGATTGGCGTAGGACAGGTCGGGTCGCTCGTCGATTCGGATCTTCTTGTCGATGCCGATCCCGAGGCCCACCGCGCCGCGCACCATCAGCACGGCCGAATAGGTTGTCCCGGAAGTCGTCATCAGGTCGCTATCCACCAACACGACCTCGCAACCGAGAAAGCTATTGACCTCGCCGTTGACTAGCGCCTTGACGGTGTTGTAATCGGAGCTCGTGACCTCCGTGGTTTCCAGCAGGTCCTCCTTCGCATAGGCATCGAGCACGAGCACGCGGTCACTTTCGGCTTGCAGGACATCCAGGATCCGCACGCCCTGCCGCCATTTGGCGACGGTGAACCCGGTCCCGCCGGCGGCGATCTGGTGGCTCACGCTCTTCCGGTCCGTGACGGGCCACGTCTCCGAACCGGCCCCGGTCACGCCCGTCGCAGACGTCCCGAGGGCGGCAGACAGGATGCGCTCGTCGTACTTGCGCCCGAGAGCCGCTGAGACCAGTCGGACGTAATCGCTGGTCGGATCGGTGAGGCTGGCCTGCACATCGTCCGCATCGAGCAAGACCGCCGTGTGCCAGGTCGCCATCGTCGCCCAACGCCGCTCGTGGTTCGGGTCGGCGTTCGGCGTGGGTGCGTGCCGGGACGCTTTCCCCTGCATTTCGATGGTGCCGAGGCGGTCAAAGCTCACGCTCTCGCCCCGCACGTTGTCCTTGAGCTTGACCCAGGGGCGCACCCTGGAATCCATCTGTTGCGCCCGCAGAAGCACAAGATCCGTGTAGGCTTTAATGTGTGCTACTGTGATTGAATCTGCCATCGGACAGACCTCCGCACAAAAAGTGAAACGACTCACTCAGTTGTCCGGGTGGTTGTCCGCTACAGGCGGGCCGCCCTTCCCCATTCGTGGGGCCTCGCCCCGTCTTTCCGGGGTGCCAGCCAGGCCCTCTCGGGTTCCCTGACCAGGGGCTAGGAGGAGCAGGCGTTACGCGATGCCGCGCACCGTCTCCTCATCAGACAGACACCGGATTCAGTGCCCGTTGAATCTTGTTCCATTCTTCCTTGAAGGCCGTATGCTTCGGGAGGTTCAGAACTCCGGAAACCTTGTCACTCCAGAAGTAGGGTTCGGCCTCGATTTCCTTCTTCCGTGCCTCAAGGGTCGATGCCGTGGGTGCCCCAACGATCGTCCCTTCGATCAACCCGTCCTCCGCCATGTCCTCCCCGAGCTTGGCAAACAGTTGAACGATCAGCGGATGACCCTGTAGGCCGTTCTGATTGAATAATTCGATCTGCTCATCCGACATGAGATGTTCGATGGCCCGTTCCGCCAGGGCTGTTCGACGATTGAACGTCGCATCCCCCCATTCCTTCTTGAGTTTTTCCCGTCCTTCGGCATACTCCTTCTGCTTCTCCCCGATCACCCGTTGCGCGTACTCGCCGTAGGCCTGGATGATCGTGCTGGCCACCTTGGGCGGCACCCCGAGCTGATGGAAGATGGGCGCAAACGCCTTGGCGGTCTCGGCTGGAATGTAGGTTTGTAGGTCCTGGGGCACATCGATGGTGAAGTCCGCGACGTTCTCCGGCACCCCGAGCGCCTTATGAAATGCTGCGACCTCCTCCGGTGGGGCCTCCGCACCGGGCACCTTAATCATGCCCTCCATCTTCTTCCCGTAGGCACTCTCGAGGTTCACGTAGGAGCGGAACACCTCATCCACGCCCTTGTCCTTGAACTTCTCCAAGGAATTGTGAACCTTCAGATCATCGGGCAAGGTCTCCTGCCAGGGCGGTGCTACTGGGGCCGGATCGACAATCGGTTCGTCTGTCATAGTAAACGGCACCTCCTATCCTCCGCGTTTGCCCTTCTCAATCAGCGCCATGATGTAGAGCACAATATGCCTTCTGCCCTCTAAAGCACCGAGCCTAATTGGATCTAGGGGATAATCTCGTTCGCGTGGCCCAAAATACGGTTCATACACCAATCCTTGATCCTTTAGATCGTCCAACACCCGTTCGCCCATCTCGTTCCCAAACGTGAGCATGTATGCCTGGGCGAGCGCCTTGAGTTGCTTCTCGATCTCGGCCTGCTTCTGCGCATCGTGAACTTTTTGCTCGGGAGTGCGTATGTCGGTCACGCCGCCCCCTGCTCAGGTTTGAGTTCCCTCACCATCGGCGCGGCCTTGCCCGCAGCCTCCGCGAGTGCCATCCCCTTCTGCAATTCCGCCATCTGCCGCTCCTGCTCCGCTCGTTCCTCGCGGATCGCGGCCACTTCATCCTCGCCATTCATCAGGCTTGCAGGGATCCCGCGCACGCGGGCGCGATGTTGCGCTACCTTGTCCCAATTAAGGTTGTCCATAATCTCGGGCATGAGCGGTTGGACCTGGAGCACCCAGGCGGTCTCGAGGTCGAGGGACTGCAGATCGGACGCTTTCTGCGCTCGTGCCAGCGGCCCCTCGTACTCGATGTCGATGTCCTCCCCTTCCATCTCCGGCGGGATCGGGTCAAGGATCCGTTGCTCGTACAGGTCACTGATGCCGCCTTCCACCAACGGCTGCAGCATCCCGAACTTCATGTGCCCGAACGCCGTGCCCAGGAGCCGGAAGGTCTCCTCGTATCGTTTGGCGACCTCGAACGCGGTCATGTATGAAGGTTTATCGGCCGGCGGTAACGCCCGGATCTGGTCCACGAAGAAGGCCCGCTCGATGTCGCGCTTCAGCTCCTCCTTCTTGATCGTGGAGATGTCGTATCGGGTGCCGCTCGGCAAGGTCCAGACGCTGCCCTTCTCGCCGCGCACGATGTTGCGGGCCGCCGGCGTCCAATCCAAGCCGCCTACGATCGCCCCCTCCTGCTCGAATGTCGCCGGGGCGATGTCGAGCGCCCATCCGGCGAGCTCCAGTTCTCGGACACGGTTCAGGGTATTCAGCTCGGGACTGGCCGTATGCGCCGGACCCCTGCCCCACACCTCGTCGCCGTTCTTGGTCCAGCGGGTGACGAGTCCTGGGAAGCGCACATACCCGCCTTCCTCCAGGATGCGTTTGTGTTTCGGGTCGAAATAGACGCTGGCCCACGGCATCGTCTTTTTCCGGGAGCCCACCGCCTTCAAGTCCGTGCGCGGGTAGATGGCGTGGATTATCTCCATCATTTCTTCCGGTTTGCGCTCTTTCCCGCCCTCCCCGCGCATGACCTCAATCCACTCCTTGCCGATCGCCTCGCCCCATTGCTGGTACGCGGCCCGTACCGTTTTCCGGAAGGAGCGGTACACGGTATCGACGCGCCCCTCCTTATCCTCGCTGATGACGTAGGTGCCGATCTGCAAGGTGTGGAACAGCCAGCCCCCGAACTCGCCGGGTGGAGTGATCGCCCGAGGCAGCTTGAGCGTGACCGAGGTGCCGAACACGGCCGCATCGTAAAAGTGCTCGACGATCTGCGTCTCGAAGTTAGAGGCGTTGAGCGATTGGCTGAACTCCACCGAGCCGTGATCGAGCCAGTTCTGGACATGGTTCAGCCGGTTCAGTTCCTCCTTCCGCATACGCAAGGATTGCCACCGCAGCGCCGGATTGGTGAGGTTGCCGTGAATATAGTTGGAGAGCAGAATCGCGGACTCCTCACCGAGGGCGGTGAAGCGGCCTGAAGTCATCTTCTGGCCGGGGGCCGCGCCAGTGAGTGCCCCGAGCTTCCGGGGCGCACACATATCGCCTATGACGATCCACTCCGTCTCCCAGTTCTGGCGACGGGCAGCCACCATGCGATTCCAGTTGGCGAGTAAGAACTCTACGTCAGCGGGCATGTTTCCTACCTCTCGTCATGGCCCTCGCCTTCTTCTTCTCCTTGATCGTGGCGAAAAATACCGACTTGCCCTTCTCCGCCCCGTGCTGAGACACCATCGCATCCATTGCCTTGGCCGCCCCGCCTTTGCCTCCGAAGAATTGATCGTAGCGGCTCAAGGGCATCTCAGTTTTCCTTCAGGGTCATGCGCGGGACCTCGATACACGGGGCACTCTGCTGGGCCTTGAACTTCTCATAGATCGCTTCCTGGGCCTTCACCAGAAAGCCCTTGGCGATAAACTCGTCACGCGGGATGCCGGTGACGGTAAACTGGCCGTCCTCGAACAGCGTGAGCGTCATCTGGACGATGGCCTTCTTCTCCGGTCGGGCATTCTGGCTCATAGGCCTCCTCTATGTCCGCCCACTCATACCAGGGTCCTTGCCCGCCTCGGCGTCCCGGGATGCGACGGGTGGAACATCCGCTGAAAGTCCGTCTTGGTGGGTTCGGGGGGGCCGCGCTCCTCGCTGAACTCGAGTCCTTCCTGAAACGTCATCATACCGACTCGGAGGGCGTCGGCCCCGTGCGAGAACTGATCGTGGACCGGATCCACGCTATACGTCTTGCGCTCGTCGTCCCACTTCCGCCGGTAGTTTCCCATACTGTCCAGCCCGGAAGGGATATTCGGGCCAAGTTCCGCGCCGCACGTCACTTCATCGAAGTAGAAGCGCGGGAAGAACTTGCGGACCGCGTTGATCCCGGCCTGCACCCCGAACCGTTCCGACACGACGACATGCCCCCGGAACGCCCGCCGGAACTCCGTGACCACACTCTCGCTCGCCTGATACCGCTGCTCTTTCGCATCGTGCGGCAAGACGATTCGCGCATAGGAGTATGGCTTCTGCTCCTTGAGGAAGCGGATCGTCGTGGTCGAGGTCTCGCCCCGGTTCGCCCAGTAGTCGATAAAGCGGATCTCGCTCGCGTGGACCTGATAAAACCACACCGCCGTCAGGTCCGAGCGCCCGATGTCCAGCATGATCCCCACGGGCTTCCGGGGATCATACGGACAGCGCCCGATCCGTCCACCGGCCCGCGCGTGCCGCAGCAGGTCGCCGTAGATCGTCCCGATCCGATACCCTTCCCACGAGCAGTAATACTCCTGGTCGATCTCCTCCGCGGTCATGCCTGCGACCCGATCCTCCTCAATCTCCTCCAGCGGGATCACGGGCTCCCCATACCGGCCGAGAGTCCGGTCGGTCTCGCTGTCGCGGCGGGTGTGCTCCACGGTAATGACGGGTTCGGCAAACCAGCTCGGGTTCTCCATCGCCATCAGCCAGAGCTTGTGAAACCAGTTCTTGCCCCGGGGCGTCGAGATCAGCAGTTCCCAGCCCATGTTCTCCGCGAGCGCCGGCCGGATCAAGCGCCGGACCGTCTCGTCCATGAGTGCCGCTTCCGAATAGGTCACGCCACGCGGCGCCGTGCCGACCAACTTGCTCACGGTCTCCGTGTCATCAGCGCCCAGGAGGTAGTACCGCGCCTTCTTGTTGTGCGGCGGCACGGTCAGCTCGACGTACATCTCCGTCTCCAGCCGCCGGGGTTTCCAGTGCGGGGGAAACCGATCCAGGAACGTCTCCTCCTCGTGCCAGATCGCTTTCTTGGCCTGCGCGAATTTCGGGAAAATATGCCAGTAGTTGCCGGGGAGCATCGCCATCGCTGGCAGACACACGCCGAGGGCTGCGGTCACGTCCTTGCCGCCCCGGCGGTGCATGACCCAGATCCCATGCCGCGTCCGTGGCCGTTTCGTCTCCATGTCGATCGAGAAGGCCTGTACCAGGGGGCGCTGATAGGATCGGGGCCGAAAGGGAATGAAATTCCCTTCGGGGATCGGCGTAACGGGATGGTGTCTCGCGGATGGTCTACGGCCCATGTGGGTCCCTCAGCGCTGGGACCCGCGCAGGATCGAGGGTCCTGTGTGAGTGGGGGTCCCGTGCTCCGCAGCGGCAGCAATACCACCCTGCGGTATCGTGTTGGCAGTGGCAATGCCCTTCCGTCGCGCACCGTCCTTGCCACCACGCGAGGGCGGTAAAACTGTTCGGGGGCGGTAGC